TGATAATATTATGAAGAAAAATTCATCATTTACTATCACAAAAGAACAAAAAGATTTCACCATTAACATAATTGTTTTCTCACCATTAGATAGAACAATATTTAATATGAAGGTTGAGTGTAAATAAAATTTTTTAATATTTTACCATTTCTTTTCAAAAAATTTATAGTACAATATTTATATAGACAATGGCAAAGACTAGATATATAAATATTGATTTCCCTTTTAGAGATAGTTCCGATGGTTCCTATTTTAAAATGAATAAAACTGATAAGGATGCAATTAGGGCAGACTTATTACATTTATTGTTAACTAATAAGGGAGAAAGGTTATATCTACCAGAATTTGGTAGTGATCTTAAAAAATTCATCTTTGAACCCAATGATGAAATAACACAAGAAGAAATTAAGGATAATCTGAATCAAACTATTACTAGATTCATACCTAATTTATTGATTAACGATATATCATTTAGAAATGATACAATAGAAGAATTAATTATTGTGGAATTAACCTATACAGTTATTGAGGGGACATTCACAAGTACAGATACGATTACATTAACATTTTAAATATGGCTAAAAAAATAGATTACAACGCTAGGAACTTCTCAGATGTTAGACAACAATTAATAGAGTTCATACAAAAATATTATCCAGAAATATTCTCAGATTTTAATGATGCATCTGTAGGTATGATGCTTTTGGAATTAAACGCTGCGGTTGGGGATATGTTATCTTTCCATACCGATAGAATGTTTAATGAAACACAAATTAGTTACGCACAAGAAAGATCTTCACTATTAGAGTTGGCAAGAACTTTTGGGTTAAATATACCTGGTAAAAGACCGAGTATTACGATAGTTGACTGGAAAGTAACTAATATTCCAGTTAAAGGTGATACATTTGATATAAGTTACGCACCTAAAATTTTAAAAGGTTCACAGGCAACAGGTGCAGGTAAAGTATTCGAATTAATGGAAGATTCTGATTTTTCATCTCCATTTACTACTGGAGGTATCCCTAATAGATTAATAGTACCAAACATTGACGGAAGTGGAATAATTCAAAACTATACACTTACCAAAAGAGAAATTATGTTAAATGGTATTACTAAAACTTATAAAAGAACATTAAGTAGAAGTGATTATAGACCGTTTTTAGAAATCATATTACCAGAAGATAATGTACTTTCAATAGAGAACATTATCACAAAAGAAGGTACTAATTTAGTAAACCAACCGACCGAAGAAGAATTTAATGACTTTAGTTTAAGTTGGTATGAGGTACCTGCATTGGCACAGGCGGAAGTTTATGTAATAGATGATAATACAATATCTGATAGAGAAGGTATATCTGTAGGTAAATGGTTAAACGCACCTCGTAGATTTATTAATGAATTTACAGACAATGGTTTCTGTAAAATTATATTCGGTGCGGGTGACGCAGATACTTCAGAATTAAATAGTTTTGTTGGTTGTAAAGGACAAATTGATAGAATTGGACAAACAGTGAACAACTTATCATTGGGACAAATTCCACCTACTAATAACACTATCTATGTAAGATATAGAGTTGGTGGTGGAGAAGATAGTAATATTGGTGTTAATGTTATTAATAATTTAGGTACTATAAATGTGGTAATTAACGGTGATTCATCTGATATCAACAGAATCATAAGAAATAGTATTTCAGTTAATAACCCAATACCTGCGTTAGGAGGTAAATCGGAACCATCTATTGATGAAGTTAGAAATTTGGTGAGATATAACTTTTCCGCACAAGACAGATGTGTAACTATTAAGGATTATCAATCGAGAATACCATTAATGCCTGGTAAATTTGGGGTACCATTTAGAACGGGTGTTTGGGAAGAAAGAAATAAAATTAACGTATCTATTTTGGCGTTAGACTCAAACTCTAAATTAACTACTGAGGCGACATCTACATTAAAACAGAATATCGCAGAATATTTGGCAGATTATAGAATGATTAATGATTTTGTTACCGTTAAAAATGGTAGAGTAATTAACTTAGGATTTGAAATAGACATTTTTGCGGAGAAATCAATACCTAAAGGAGATATTATTGCGGGAGTTGTCAGTAGTGTAACAAGTTATTTTGATATTAATAAGTGGGAAATGGGTGATAATATATACGTCTCACAACTTATTGAAAATATTAATAATGTTGGTGGTGTATTAAACGTTACGGACTTAAGAGTTTATAATAAAGTGAATGAAAATGGAAAATATTCATTAAATGAGATTGCACAACCATATATTGATGATACTACTAGACAGATAGATTTATTGGGTAAGTATACTTTATTTGGGCAACCTAACGGTATGTTTGAAATTAAATACCCAAATAAAGATATAAAAGTGACAATTTCTACGTCATAATAATTACTTTTTTAAAAATATAGTTAGTTTTAATAAAAAAATAAAAAGTTATGGGATGTAATACATGTAATCAATCATCAGGTTTGGCAAATGAAATAAATGAAGAACAAACATTAAATATAATACCTTCAGATTTAGCAGGAGGTAATTTTCTATTTAGACTTATTGCGTTTTTAGTTATAGTAATTGCGATACCTTTAATTATTTTAGTTCTTGTTGGACAAATATTTATTTCGTTTTTCTTTCCTAAATCATTACCTAAAGTTAGTAAAAAATTTAAGGCAGTATTTATGGGGATATTTACAAAATACGCGGAATTTAAAATTAAAAGAGAGACTAAAAAAAGAGAAAATCAATTCAGAGATACTACAAGTTATGTAGAAGAAAATATTGACGATATCGAAATTTTTGAAAACAAAAAATAAAAAAGAAAAAAAAGTGGGATTTTTATGTCTAAATCATATAGAATTAGGACAACACCTGGTGAGGATAATGGTTATTTGAAGGTCAATCTTGACTTAACTCAAAACTATGATCATTTAGAAATATTAAGTTTAAAAATTTCACAAAAAGATGAATACAACAGTTATTGTGCGGAATATGGTGTAATTGCGGGTAGAGTAATCATTAATAATGGTTTCGGTGTACCAAACGTAAGAGTTTCGGTATTTGTACCTGTAGAAGATGGAGATTTAAATGATCCAGTAAAGTCTGCGATATATCCATACACAGAACCATTTCCTGATCAAAAAAATAAGAATGGTATAAGATACAATGTATTACCAAGTAACCAACAAAAATTAGATCATACACCAGTTGGTACTTTTCCTAAGAAAAGACAGATATTAGATGATAGTACTACATTAGAAATTTATGAAAAATATTATAAATACACTACAACTACTAATTCTGCGGGTGACTATATACTATTTGGGGTACCTGTAGGTGATCATTTCTTACATTATGATATGGACGTTAGTGATATCGGATTCTTATCTGTTCGTCCATTTGAATTAATTGATCAAGGTTATAGTGATAATCTATTTAAAGATAGATTTAAATTTAAATCTTCAAATAACTTAGATAGTCTACCACAAATATTTTCACAAAACTTACCGATTAGAGTTGAACCATATTGGTGTGATAGTTTAAGTGTTGGTAGTGGTTTAGGTATAAATAGATTAGACATATCAATAGACAGTTTAGAATTAGTACCTACCGCAATTTTTATGGGTAGTATTTTTACTGATGATGAAAAAGATTCATTAAATAAAAATTGTAAACCTGCCCGTGAGATGGGTAAATTAAATGAGGTTATAACTGGTCCTGGTAAAATTGAGGCAATTAGAAGAACTGTTGACGGTAACATTGAGAAATTTACCTTTAAAGATAATTCTATCGATGATAACGGTAACTGGTCGGTATTAGTACCGATGAATATTAGAAAGGTTGTTACTGATGAGTTTGGTAACTTAGTACCGTCACCTGATGGTATAAAAGGAGTTTCTACTGAGGGTGATTATCGTTTTAGGGTATCTATGGATGCTACATCTAGTGATAAAAAATTAAGAGAAAGGGCAAAATACTTAGTACCTAACACAAACAACAATTTTAACTTTAGGGAATATGGGATTAACGAGTTAAAAAACAGTACAGAATTTACTTTAAATCAACAACTATCAACAATAACTGATAATACACCATATGCAAATGATTTAACAAATCAATATAACTATTTAGAAGAGTTTTTTCCATTTAGATGGAAAAAAGTATATACCGTTAAACAGTATATCGGTAGGATGCAGAAAATAGGTGGTCCTTTTGGTGATGAGGCTAGAGGGTTCATTGGTATAAAAGATATATTAAACGGTGATGGTGTCAATAAATTCCCAACCAATAGGTTAGATACTAACTTTAACCCACTTTATACAATTATATGTATATTATTAACATTATTTGGACACATAGTAGGTTTTTTAAATGGGATTTTAAATATTATTAATGGGTTAATCACTACAATATGTAATGTAAAATTACCGACAGGAATCTGCGCTTATTCAGTAAAAGGTGGTGCAGTTAAAACAAAATATAATACACAAGTTTTACTATCAGATGGTTATTTTAATGTACAGTTTGATGGTGATACTGGAGGTTCTTATATAGATAAGGAGTGGAATGATGATAATGCTGGTAGACCTTGGGTTGCAACACCTGGTTGTTTTGACGCTAAAGGTGAATGTGATGATGTAAGTCAAGTCACTTCTTGTAGTAATGATTTATCAAATTGTTATAATAATACCCCTGGTGCTAGATTACAGGTATTTACTAATAGTAGCAACTACCCATCAGTAAAGTGGTTAGCTGCAGCAAAAGTTAATGGAGATGGTGCTTATTATTATACCCCACCTAATGATACCCAAAATTCTTCGAATTGGAAAACTTTAAGATTATATCAAGATGGAACTGCAATTTATTATAATATTTTAAAAATTTATGCTCCTTGGAACGCTCCTGATAACACAACTCCCGGATGGAGTACTGGTCAACCACTACCATCTGGTGCGCAAAATGTTAGTAGTGGTACAGTAACATTAACATCACA